TTACTGCAAGTTTTCTAGCAGAGAAACCGAGTGTTCATCCTCGATTGAGCGTGTTCTATCGAGCATGTGGGTATAAACTTTTAGCGTCATTGAAACAGATTGATGTCCTAGACGAGCAGAAACGTATTGAATGTCAACTCCATGAGATAACAACCAGCTAGCGTGGGTATGTCGCAAACCGTGGAATGAAATAATTTTAGGCGAGTGAGTAAGCTCTAATAACCGTTTTAAGCGTTTGTTTGCGCTGGCACTTGTAATTGGTCGTTTGTCGCCAAAAACAAAGTCAGCGGAGCTATGAGACGGTTTCCAATTAAATAAATCGTTTAGTAAATTGTGCGGTACACTCACGGTACGTCTTGAAGCTCTGGTTTTAGGTTCCTTGATGTTCCTTTCAAACTGATCCCATGCTTTGTTAATGTCAATTGCACCAGCTTTAATATCAGACCAAGTAAGCCCTGCTAATTCTTCGTAGCGTGCGCCAGTATTCAGTGCTAGTAAAATCATTTCATCAGAGTCAACACGTTCAGGTAAGGGTATTTCTTGAATATAATTGACCAATGCTTTCATTTGTGGCTCTTCTAGATATTTCAATTCTGCTGATTTACCGTCTTTTCCAATTGCATTTAGTCCGTTCATGGGGTCTTTGAAAATCAACTCATCATAGATTGCTGATTTAATCGCCTCATGGAGTAGTGAACGTGTTTTTCTGACTGTAGCGGTAGCATACTTTTCGCCTAATGTATTAAGAAACTTTTGTGCAATAGGACGTGTGAGACCTTGCAAAGTGACTGCTGGCAGATATTGTCGCAGGTATGTCTCAATGTGTGCATACCACTTGTAGGTGGCAGGGGCTTTATCTTTCTTATACACCGTGTACCAGCTATGAAAATAATCAGCTAACGGTTGATCTTTTGCCATGCTCACACCGTGAGTTTGCTTTTCAGCTTCCATTTTGGTTGCCCATGCTTTGGCGTTTGACTTCGTTTTAAAACCAGATTTGGTTTTTGTCTTGAACCCTGTATCAGTTTTAACAGATATACTGGCAGCCCAACCTTTATTGCGTCTATAAATACTTGCCATATTAGCTTAAACCTAACCTTTCATGTAAAAAATATAGATAGTTTAAAGACGTGTCTAGGTCTGGTATACTAGATACGTTAAATAAAGCGTATAAAACCGCTTGTTAATATTGAGATGCACGTACACTGTAAGTTTGGTCGCTGAGGGTGTACGTGTTTTTTGTTTTTAATTTCCTAAATGTTGAATTGCATAGTCAGCTTCTTCTGAAGTGAATTGTTCACCATATGATGAAGTCAATTGCTCTCTAATTGCATCTGAAGACATTCCTTGTTGATTTTTGTAGTCTCTAGCTTTGTTCAAAGCATTCTTGTTGTAATCAACTTTTAGATTATCAACAGCGTATTGTGCTTCAGCTTCTGTAAACTTATCACCAGCAGTAGCTATCAATTGTTGACGAATGCCTTCTTTAGACATGCTTTGTTGGTCTGAATAAGCCTTGGCAGCCTTTAAAGCATTGGCATTATAGTCAGCTTTCAAGTGGTCTACTGCATATTGAGCGTCTTCATCACTGTATTGATCACCAGCTGATGCTGTTAATTGAGCGAAAATACCTTGCTTAGACATATGCATCATTGATGAGTATGATTTAGCTTTTAGCAATGCACCTAATTGGCTTTTTGTAGCACCCTTGGTATCCACTGTTGTCGTGCTACTTGATTTTTTACTGCTTGTATTAGAAGAACTAGATGTATCTTCCTTGTTTGCTGTTGTGCTTTTGTTTCCACCAAATGAACCAAATGCTGCAATAGCAATGATAATAATAACAACCCATACCCAAATTCTTTTGAAAAATGGTTTCTTTTGTTTCTTTTCCCGAGCCATTTTGCCACTCCTTAAACAGCTTTTAACGTGGATCAGGTTTGCACGTATATGTATGCCACCTCAGCGGGTGGCTTTTTTATATTGCATTAAGCTTGAATAGAACGTTTACATTATTTGTTGTGGGAAATAATTGCGTTCTCAATAACTTCCTTAATTTCAAGGATAATTGCTTTATCTCCAGCAAGAAAAGTGATTGTATTTTCATCTTTAACGGCGTCAAATACACCACGTTTGCTATCTTGAGAACCAGGGTAGTTGACTTGTAAGTATCCAACAGTCACACCAGGTTCTTTCAATTGATAACCGGTTATTGAACTAAGCAGAATGGACTTTTCACCGTCTAAACCTTGCAACATAGCGTTTATTGCTCCACCACGAGCGATACGTAAGAAATTATTATCTAAGCGAATTGTTTGTTTGTTATTTTTAATATAGAAAGTTTTTTCACCACTTACCTCAGGGTAAAGCTCTACTTGTTCTTTATTTCCAAACATAATTGGTACTCCTTTATATTTTAACGTCATTCTTATATGGACGTATGTATGGCACTAGCAGATTGTATTTTTTATATTGCATACATGTTAATGTCTGACATTTCAGCAATTACTGATTGTTCCAAGTGTGCAGGTACACCATAAATTAGCATGAAATCAACGTAATTAAAATGACCACCAGTGTTGATATGATGCTTCATTAGTTCATGAATAGCCTCATTTTCAGCGTCGCGTTCGTTCGGGTTACGTTCGTCATTACCATTAAAGCCAAACAATCTGTGATGATGTCTTTCCTTAATATGGATGATTTCATGTTTCAAGTAATAAGGCGTCACTAGATCAGGATTATAAATAACAACCTTGCGTTGCCAGTGCGTAACAGCTGGTAGTGAAATAGGTAAGGCAAGGTATTCATAATCTAAATCATTAATATCGTTTAATAATTCTCCTATCATTTAGTCACGCTTTGGGTACCTTGCAAGGACAGCCTTAATGATTGCCCAATCTTCATCGGAAATTGGTTGCCCGTTTGCTGAAATCATACGGTCACGTTCATCATCTGTAACAGTGTATAGATCTATTGGTTCGTCATCCTTTTGGATACTGTGCATATCGTCAGTATTACCCAACAGGTAGTCGACTGATACACCTAGTACGTCAGCAACAGCTTGCAAGTTATCAGTTCGCGGAGTTTTATCACGCCATTGATAAATAGCGTTTGGTCCAAGCCCAGCAGTCTCTGATAAAACTCGTAAACTACTGTATCCTTTCTTTTTTGAAATATTTTTAATGCGGTCAAACGTTGTCATTTCAGTACCTCTCGGAGGTATCATAAATAAAATTTACGCTTTTTAGTGCAAAACTATTGCAATTACTATTGAGCGTGTTATTATTATTTATGTACCAAAGTTCTTTACAAAAAGTGGTGCACAAAAGTAATTTGTTAATAACGATAATCTTTGACAGGGAACAGCGTTATAACAATGTTTTTAGTGCGTTTATTTATGTGTATATAATAGCACGCTAAAGCGTACATGTAAACAAAAGAAAAGAACAAAAGTACACCAAAATGATAAAAGGAGGTTAACCAATGGTAGCAATCACGATTAATCAATCTTATTTAGACAGAGTTGGACGATTGATTGGAGAGATATATGCAGCTCAAATGACAGAAAAAGAAGTCTATGAGCATGTGGGTGTTTCTAAAACAACGTGGATGAATGTTAAATCTGGAATTGCAGGTCAGAACACCATTAATCGAGTTCTAAATGATTCAGAGATGTATGTAGCTGGCGTATTAAATGAACGCCGTAAGCAAGTTAATTAAGGAGGCTTAAACATGGCAAAAATAGAAGAAATTTCAATTGATTTAACAAAACATGATATTGAAATAAAGTCATATGCTGGCAGCTATGCGACTTTAAAAATTGATGGAGTGGATTTTAACGATCTTGTTGGAAAAGAAATTGATGGTCATAAGATGGCTCATTTAAAAAGAATTGCGTTTGTAGCACCTTATATCAACAACGATGATGATGCCTTCAAAAACAAAACGCTTAAACTGATTATCCATCAATAAAAGCGTTTTTAGATTCTACAACATTTTAACGGTGTAGGATCCCCAATTTTTTTCAATATTAACTGAAATATTATATTTTCTGAAAATTCTTCTTATTTCGGTTTTAGATTGACAGATATCCATCGGAATATCAAACGAAGTGGCAGCTTCATTTTTGGCATTCCGATATAACGATAATATTTGAGATTCCATAGTCAAGTTCCTTTCAGTGAACTAGGCAAATGAGCCAGTAAAACAATTATAACAACAAAGAAAGTATGTATAACCATGAGTAATGAAGTACAAGTTTTTGACAACTTAAAAGTCAAGGAAGTAAACGGACAAGTAATGTTCGATGCAGAGAGTGCAGCGATCGGGTTGGGAATTTTTGACAAGTCTCACGGTTACGAAAATGTTCGTTGGGAACGAGTTAACAAGTACTTAAAACTTTCCGCCACATCTGGCGGAAAAATCAACAAAGGCGATTTCATCACTGAACCACAATTTTATCGGTTAGCAATCAAGGCAAACAACGAAACGGCTGAACGATTCCAAGCATGGGTGACAGAAGAAGTCTTGCCAAGCATTCGCAAGCATGGCGCATATCTAACAAATGACAAGATTGAAGAAATTCTATTAAGCCCTGACACCTTAATCAAGGTAGCAACGGAATTAAAGAATGAGCGAGAGAAGAACGTACTGCTCACACAACAGGTTTCAGAGTCACGTCCTAAGGCTGATTACTATGACAAAATTATGCAATCAAAATCATTGGTAACCATCACACAAATTGCAAAAGATTATGGTTGGTCAGCTAAGCAAATGAACGACAAGTTACATGAGCTGGGCGTGCAATACAAAATTGGTGGTCAATGGGTGCTTTATTCAAAGTATCAAGATAAAGGATACACATTTAGTACAACAGTTGACATCACGAAAAAAGATGGAAGTAGTGACGTAAGGATGAATACTAAATGGACGCAAAAGGGTCGCGTATTCATTTACAACTTGCTAAAAGAAAATGACATCTTACCAACAATTGAAAGAGAGAATTAATCATGAATGAATACAAAACACACCCAGCATTACAAACTGACAACTATGTGCGAGTAACAACACTTGTACCTGATAAATACGGCATTATCCAATTATCTAATGATTTGCTAGTCGCTATGCATGAAGCGGATATGAGCAGCTTAAAAGATGACGCAACGGAAGATGTAAGTCTAAACGCAAGTGTCATAGATAACTTCACTCAACTAGCTGACGCAATGGAATATTTAGCTAAGGATATGGGTATTGAAGCTAAATTTAAATTTTAGAATGAACTTACAAACAGAATTGGAGGTATAGAGATGACAGAAATAAATATTCAACAAGATGTTCAACAACTAATCCATGATGTGTTGACTGACGACCAAATAAAAAGCAACCCAGAACTGATTACAGCAGTTACCGGATTGCTAACACAAGCATATTCATTAGGAATATTTCAGCACAAATTAAGGAATGATGAGGTTGAAATTAGTTGTGGACATAATTCAGATAAGCACGAATTAGAAACTCTTGGTGAATATCTCGCAAAAGAACGATGGCAAAAGTATATCAATACAATTAATCGGCGATTGATTCAAAAATCAAAATACTGATGCCCTGATGGTATCCCAACAATCAGTTAATCCATCTAATGATGACTGTTCTGTTGGCGTGATGAGAAATTCAAATTTAAATTTTGTTCCTCGTTTTAGAACAGACTTAAACGAATCATTGGTTTTTATAATTAATGCTCCTCCAAATGGAATAGCAAAACGATCATTTTGCTTAACAAAGATGGACTGAACTTCCTCTATTGTTACTTGTGAGGCATTATAGCTAATCAAATAAACCATGATAATTTTTCCTTTCGTTTCAATGTAGGGGAGAATTGCGACACTCACAAAATTAATTATAGCAATAAAGAAAGGAGGCAAAATATGCCAGATGACAATCGCAAAATCACGCAAAAAGAAGCGTGCAAGATTTTAGGGGTATGCGTGAACACTTTCAGATTTAAGATTAAACCCACTGAATTGTTCCAACGCAATGTCCCTGACAAAACACCTAATGTACGTACTATCACGTATTCATACCATGATGTGGTGCGTTTCAGTAAATTCAGCAATTGGTATTAGAGAGGGGTAAGACATGTTAGCAGAAGTGGCAATGTTCATTCAGTTATTAGGTATGGCGACACTAGCAGCGATTTTGCCAACGATTATCGTGATGGGTGCGATCTACCTAGCTTACACATACAGAGCGCAACTACTCGATATTTTACAAGGCATTTTGCGCATCATCTGCTGGTTAATTATTTGCCTAGTTGATGGTAAGGCAAAAGCTGACGGTATTAAAGTAAAGAAAATTTAAGGAGATATAAAATGCATCATTACATGACTAAATATACAGACAACAAGGATAACGAACACTACATAAGTTGGATTCAACTTAATTTATTCAACTTTACTTTCACGCTAAGCAAGCGCGAGTACGTCAATGGAGTGCGGATTGGAAAATAACGGAGGGTTAGGAAGATGTCACTAGCAGAAATAATCAACAATGGACTGCGTTCAAAAGGTAATAAAACACGCTATTGGTTAGCGAATGTAACGGGTGTCTCTATCGCAGCGTTATATGACGTTACGAACGGCAAACGAAATAGGTTGACGTTGCCAGCAATGGTGAAGGTATCCATTGCGTTAGACCTAGATTTAAACGAACTAAAAAAGATTGATTGGAAGTAGGCGGTCAACAGAGAGGAAATAACATGGCAGATTATGATATTGGATCAACAGGTGTAGGTAATTTACATCACGGCTTTTCAAAATCAAAAGACTTGGTGAGTTTACCAGTCAATAATGAAGCACAACTAACAAATGGATACGTAACGTTAAGTTGGAAAAAAGAAAACTCAATAGCAAAGTCACGCAAGCACGACAAAGAAATACATCAAAAGTGGGAAGTTAATTACAAAATTTTTAAGTCATATCGTGATAAGCAACCCGATGCACGAGGTAAAGAACTCGAAGAGTTGTATAAAAAAGTATCTGAACAAACTGGCATTTCACCATATACGCTCAAGGGATTGATGTACGAATACAAGTGGAGAGCAGAACAGGGAGTGTAAGAAATGAGATTAAAAGAATTGCGCAAAGGTAAGGGAATGCAACAACAAGAAGCAGCTAAAGAACTGAACATACCCGGTTCTACATACGCTGGATATGAACGTGGCGAACGTGAACCACGTATAGATATGTTAATTAAATTAGCTGATTACTTTGATGTATCAGTTGATTACTTAATCGGACACAAAAAAACGTCTAACCATGGCACTGGTCAGACGTTGGGTAATTAGCTTGGAGACAAATTACCCTCTAAGAATAACACGGAGAACGATATATGACAAAGAAATATGAGACATGGGCTGTATTAGATACAGGCAAGGAAGTTCATTATTTTGAAAGCTCATATCATGACGATTGGCGTAAAGCGCCAAACACAACGTATATCAAGTTTCAACAATTAGTGGAGGAATAACAAATGAGTGAAAACGAACTGCAGGCAATGGAAACAAAGCTACCAGAGATATATACAAATGACGGCGAGATTATACCAGTCACTCAATTAACTGAGAAAGATTTTGAGAACATGGACGATCGTACGTTAGAAGAAGTCAACTACATGTTCAAGATTGCCAGCAAAGCACAAAAGACGGCTAAAAAGGTTATAGACAAACGTTTGAAAGATGGGCATACATTTAGCCGATACGTTTATAAAAAGCGCAAAATCGATAAATTTGACGATGATAACAATGATTTCAAAGAAGAGTTGGTCGAGAAATATGGCTTTGATGCTGTAAAAGTTAAAACACCAAATAAGTTGCGAGAAAAATTTGGCGATGTCGTAAACAAAGACATTGAACCACACCTTGTTCATGGCGAAACAAACTATGCCACTTTTGAATAAATTGAGATAATGAAATGACTGAAAATACAGTAGCAGAATATAACAACCTAATTGAAGCATTATGCGCTATTCAAGATGCCGTAGAGCAACCTAAAAAAGATGCAAGCAACCCAATGTTCAAATCAAAGTATGTGCCATTAGAAGCAGTAGAAGCAGCGGTACTAAATGCTAAGAAAAAAGTCCACGCCAAAGTATTTATAAACTATGAATTAAAAGATGGTGTTATGTGGGTAATTATGGAAGGCTATGGCGATAAACGAGAGTATCAAGGTGCTCCAGTAGCAGACAACCTTGGTAATCGAGGAACAAATGCAGCTCAAGCAGAGGGATCAGCAGAAACATACGCCAAACGATACTCATTATCAATGGCATTCATGATTTCAAGTGAAGTTGATGATGATGGCAATGCTGTTCAAAACAAACAAAACACCAATCAATCGCAAAATAAGCCTAAAAATCAACTGAACTCAACATTTGGTGGTGTCGCTAAAGCATTCAGGGAAAAGAACCAGTTGGCAGAAGATGCAATGTATCAAGCTATCAGTCAACAATTTGGAGCTAATATTAATAATTTCTATGCGTTCAATAAGCTGAATGATCAACAAAAAGAAGCAGTTATTAACTGGCTAAAGCAAGGAGTTAATTAATGGAACTCTGGGGACGAATTACGGCGATTAAAGGTAATCAAATAGCGGTCACGCTTGAAAGCCGTGAAGAGCTGGCAAGCTTGTCCCTGTTTACTACCGAAGAGCAACCACAAGTCATTGTGGACGTGCAAGATGAGCGACATTTGAGCAACTTACAACGTAGGAAAGCCTACGCAATCATGGGTGAAATTGCTAATTGGACTGGTTATATACCAGAAGAATGCAAAGAGTGGTTGAAATACTTTTTCACTGCTGAAACAGGAAACCCATACTTTAGTTTTGCTAACACAGATATGACAACGGCTAAACGGTTTATCACGTTTTTATTGGACTTTGCTATTAGAAATGGCATACCTCTGAAACACAGTGGCATCACTTATCAGGACGACATAGACACCTACATGTATATGTCTTTGAAATATCGCTCATGCGTTATATGCGGCAAGCCTGCCGATATTCATCACGTAAATTCTGTAGGAATGGGAAACGACCGTAAATTAGTTGATCACCGACAAAAACATTTAATTGCTTTATGTCGTGAACACCATCAACAAGCACATCAAATGGGTTGGCCCATGTTTAAAGAAAACTATCACGTTAAGGCAATTTTATTAGACCCACAGACACTGAACCAACTAGGCATTATGACCTACAAACGAATGGAGGAAATAGATGATAAACAACGTCGTACTAATTGGCAGACTCACTAAGGATATTGAATTAAAGCACACTACCTCAGGGGCAGCGGTGGCTAGTGCCACATTGGCTGTACAACGCTCATTTACGAATAGTAATGGTGAACGTGAAAGTGACTTTATCAACTTTGTTATTTGGCGTAAGAGTGCTGAAAACATGGCAAATGTGACGGCTAAAGGTTCAATGGTTGGTATTAGTGGACGTATTCAAACACGTAGCTATGACAACCAACAAGGACAAAAAGTGTTCGTTACCGAAGTGGTTGCTGACAATTTCTACTTGTTAGAAAGCAAGGAACAAACAGAGCAACGCAAGCAAGGTACACCGAATAATTTCAACAATAATCAAGGAAATAATAATCAGGGAAATTTCAACCAAGGTAACAATTTTAATCAAGGCAACCAAGGCGTTTTCCAACAGCCACAACAACGACCACAACCTAAGCAACAACAAACTGGTTTCTCGTCTGAACAAATGAATGGCAACAATCAGAACTTTGAGGATAAATTACCGTTTTAGGAGGCAACATGGCTAATAAAAAATTCTTTTGGATAAAACTTAAGCAAGACTTCTTTAATGACCCATACATTAAGTTGCTACGCAGAATGGCTGGTGGAGACACATACACAATCATTTATCTTGAGATGTTAGTTAAAAGTGCTTCAACTAACGGCATGATTTATTTTCAAGGTGCAGGACGAGATATTGCTGAAGAATTGTCTTTAATATTAGATGAAAATGTCGAAGACGTTCGTGCCTTGCTTGCCTATCTTGAAGCCAAAAAGCTTATTACACACCCAGAAATTAAAGAAGATATGTTTCTTGTAGCAAGCGCTGATTTAACAGGTTCTGAAACCGACTCGGCAATGAGAATGAGAAAGTTTAGAGAGCGGCAAACGTTACATAGTAACGGCAAAACGTCACTTAGTTACGCAGGTGTGACAGACCGTTACGATAAGGAAGAGGAAGAGTTAGATAAAGAGTTAGATATAGAGCAAGAGGTAGATAGAGAGTTAGAGAAAGAGAAAGAACCTGTAAAACACCTCCCTGCTATCTCTGAACGTAACCAATTAGCTCAAACAATCGATAAAACAGGTTTTTCATTAGTGCTGTCTCCAAATCAAATAGAAAACTTATACGCTTATTTTGAAGATGATGGTTTAGAAATCGGTGTTGTAATCATGGCATTGGAAGAGGCGTCCGATCTAGGGAAACGCAACTATAAGTATGTACGAGCCATTTTAGAGAACAAGCTAAAAAATGGCATTGATACAGTTGGTAAATGGCAAGCTGAAAAACGTGATTACAACGAGCGTAAGTCTAACAACCAAGTGCCTAAAAATAGTGAAGCTGAAGAGTGGGCTAAAGAAATGGAAGCACACTGGAGGGGCGAACTATGACAGATACAATGCAAGGCTGGGTTCAACAGTTACGAGCCAAGGGCTTAGAACCAAAGACACTCACACCAGAGCAACGTGCTGCCAAAGAACAAAAAGATGCACAAGCTATCACAGCTAAGTGGCAAGCACAGGAACGCAATAAATATTTAGCGGCTAGTCTGTGGGGTGATGAAGAGCAACGATCATTTACCTTTACGGATTGGCAACCAACTAAACAGGGTGACAACGAGCAAATCGCCAGAAATGTTGCTAATCAAGCATATAAGGTCATGAAAGAGTTAGAAAGCAAATTATTCAACGTTATGTTTTATGGCAAAGCAGGGACAGGTAAAACGTCCTTAGCATTGGCGATATTGGATGGACTATCTGATAAATATTCTAAAATGTTCGTTTCCCTAGTTGAGTGGCGAGATATGACCTATAAATCGTTTCACGACGAGAAACTACAACAACAATTGGCGGTAGTTGAAAAATATATGAGAGAAGCAGATGTGTTGATCCTTGATGACTTTGGTAAGGAAACGCAAAAGGAAGCTAAAGAAAAAGTGGCAGGTATGTTGTTCAGATTGGCGGATGCCAGAAAAGGTAAGGCAACGATTATTACTTCAAATGATAATGCGGTATCCCTTGCAAACAAGTATGACGGCGCAACGCTATCACGACTTATTCCTAAGAACCCTGCACATGTTATCGCTATGGATAAGTTACGAGATATAAGGGAGGCATAGCAATGGACGAAGAACCAAGATATGAATTGCACGCCCATGTACTGAATGAAGATAGGTATTGGGGTGCATATCCGTTGAAACAGGTGGCATACCAACAAGAATATTTAGCCAGTGTTTACGGTATGAAACCCAGTGATTTTAAGATTGTACGGGTGGGCTAATGGCAAAGTTAATCATTCCACTAACAGCATTTATGATACCTAAGCGCAATAAGCAGGGCGTTGTGAATTCTGTAAAAATTACGTTGAATGAATGGATCGATATTCACGGTGTTAAAAAAGGCGTTGGGCGCAGGATAGCTGCGAGTTATAAATCACGCATTCAGGCAAAAATAATGCCGTATGTGGCGCAGGCAATGGTTGACGGACTGCCACCAATTGATAAAGACACGAAGTTTCATTTTAGTTGGTATTTTCCTGACCGACGCACGGACCTAGACAACTGGACGTTTACACACAAGTTCATATTTGACGCTTTTCAGGCTAGTTCAGTTCGGGGTAGGGTATTTATGCCTAACGACAATTTAAAGTACGTGGTGGCGACGTATGACGATTTTATGGGGGTTGATAAGAATAACCCGAGGGTAGAAATAGATTGGAGTAATGAAGATGGGGGATAAGCAAATCAGAATTGAACGTGAACGAAAATATAAATATTTTGTCGAGTTATACAACCAAGGTGTAAGCAAATCAATGATTGCTGAAAAGTTAAATCTAACGACATCTGCAATTTGTGGAAAAACTTATTTAAAGCGATTAGAAGCTGATGGTGGCAAATATGTGCCTAAAGGTAACTTCCCTACGGAAAACACGACCAAGATAGATAACGCCTTGATGATGGATCTAGTCCACCAAATCGAAGATAAGTATGAACAAATGACTCACGCACCAGAGAGTGACCCACAACTTCAGGAGTTGAGACGAGTAGTCAACGGCAAATAGAACAAGCAGCCGAGGGTGAAAAGACTGTAAAGCCCGTGTTGAGATGATAACAAGCAAGCAAAAACGAGAGTATGCCCAGAGTCGTGGCTATCGCAGTTGGTTTGAAATGGTGCATGACCAAGAGCTGACGACATTGGAAGTTCACCGTATCGAGAAGATGGTTGAGAGGGAGAGCTGATGAAAATTAGCGAATTGATTGATGAGCTAGAGAATCGAAAGCAAAACTATGGCGATATGGACGTGTTTGATATTACAGGGCGTCCATTCACACATACAGTCATGATTTATGAAGATAATGAGATAACGTTACAGATACGTAGCTGACGTTTTAAGACGTTTTTAGGCGGATTAAGGTAATTAGTCACAAATGATATAAAAGTGGCTTATACGGCAAATTAGAAAGGGATAAGGGTCGATGATACCAAAGTACGTGGTGTTTAATACAAACGTGACTGACAGACAGGGGCAAACGTTGCCAGTTGGTCAAGGAAACGATTTAGATGAGTTGTTGAGCATCTATCATGGCAAGGCTTACCAGATTATGAAAGTTAAGACGTTGAGTGATCGGGAGGAATGGTAAATGGCAAATGAAAAATGGACTCCTGTTCCAATTGTTCCATATAACATCAAATATTTAGTATCAAATCTAGGAAACGTAAAAAGTATTGATAGACAAGTTAATTATCGGCAAAAAACGTCTAAAATTCTTGCTAAAAGAATATATCCAGGACGATTATTAAAACAATCAACTAGTGTTGAGGGATATAAATTTGTGGCGCTCAAAATTGATGGAAAAACTAAACAAATATATGTTCACAGGTTAGTTGCTATGGCTTTTCTTGATGGATATGATGATGATTTAGTCGTAAACCATAAAAATGAAAATAAAGCTGATAATCGTTCTGCAAACCTAGAATGGTGTACACAAAAATATAATGCTAATTATGGAACGAGAAATGAAAGAATGCGAAAGAGTTTGATTGAAGCAAAGAAAGGGAATCGTCATGCAAATACAATCTAATACAAATTATTTTAAGTGGTTATGGTTAGAGTTAAAATCATTGAACGCAGCAGGAGCAGTGATGTTATCGTTTATAGTAGGTGTACAACTTGCATTTTACTTATCAGCACCAATAACCATGTTGTCTACGATAACATTACTTGCAACGCTGGTTGGTTCGGCATGCACGGTGTATATGAGTTTAGGAAAGCCAATTAATGGACTGTTAGGTCTGATTAGTGCGATTGGGTTCATCTACATCAACTGGACGGCTGGACACTATGCCAGTGTGTTAGATCAACTGGTATTCGTTGCCTTGATTGATTTACCGCTTATATTCACTTGGAAAACGTGGGGGCACAAGGTTGAGAATGGTGTGAAGTTCTTAGACAAGACAGGTTGGGTGTTGACGTTAGGTTTTATCTTAATCGCTTGGTATCCAATGATGATGGCATATACAGCGCTAGGAGACAGCAACCCACTGTGGGATAGTATCGTGTTGATCATTGGAGCAACTGCTAGTTTGTATGTTTTCAAAGGATATGGGGACAGTTACACACTTTGGTTACTATCTGACTTTGTTAATATTGCCCTATGGGTGTCAGCGCTATTTGCAGGCTATTCAGCAAGTTCTTTGCCTATGTTACTAACTATGAGCTTCTACCTAGCAACAGCTGTCTATGGACGTTTCTGGAGCATTTGGCGAGGTAATAAGTAATGGCAGATATGATTAATCATCCAGCACACTATACAGCTGGTTCAAAAGAAGTGATCGACATCATGCATGAAGCTTTAACGTTTGAAGAATTTACAGGTGCTATGAAATTCAATATTGCAAAGTACACATTTAGAGTTGGTAAGAAAGATGAACCGCAAAAAGAGATGGGAAAGGTAGCAAACTATTCCGATTATCTAGCTATGCATTTAGCTGGTGAATGGGAAGAGGGTGCGCATTAGGTAACATGAGAGTGTATTACTATTTCAGAGACCATAGTGGCTGGTTTAAAGAGAATTACACGATGGACGGTAAATTATACTGGACACACACTAATAACCTTAGAGAGGCGTTTAGAGTGGATAGCAAGTGGCCAATTAAATATCAGGTAAGTAAGCAGTTGGCTGGATATTATTACTGGGTGGAATTAAGAAATCAGTATCAAAGATTGATATAATAGCATTTGCTCGCTGTTAATAGCAGTGGGTTTTTGTTATAATTATAAAAGAATAGTTGTTCAGTTAAGGAGGCGTGCTATGGCGGATGTGTTGGATAAAGTGTTAAGCGATTATTTTACAGGGCGATTAGAAGCAAATATCAAGTTACGCAAGATGGAAATACAATCCAACGTTAATCGTACGCCTGATGAAAATATCGGTGGTGGGCGTAAACAAAACGACTACAACAATCCAATTGAGTTGCACATGATTAAAGAGCAACATGATGATCAACTACAAAACTGGATAATGCAGAAAAACATCATTGATATGTTTTATCCAACAGCAGTTGATTATCAGCAAAGGGTACTGGAAGCTAGATATGGAATGCGCAAGAGTTGGATAGAGATTGCACTTGATGAGCATGTTGATGTTAGAACGGTTATTAGGTGGCGTGATGATTTCAAAAGTGGGATTGAAGGTCATTTGATGAGTACGTTTCCTATGTCATTTTCGTACCAATTAAGTGGCATGAATGCCGTCTAAATAGGCGCATAATATGTATTGTGGAACAGTTGGTTAGATGATTCTATCCCTCTATTATTTGTACGTGTGACTACTGCCAATCACTGTTCTACATAGCAAGCGTGGCGGAATAGGTAGACGCTAACGGAGTTATAAGACAAAGATGGTGAAAAAGGGTGCTGGTAATGACGGAGACTAAATAAATCTGATAAAGCACACATCTATAACATATAAGAGAGATTAACTTCAAGCCACGACCTCACTCAACGATAGGTACGAGTAGCTCCTAATCTTATATGGTGTCATGTTAGGTGCAAATCCTAACCGCTTGCATCGAGTGCTGGACACTCTACCTGAATTAGTAATGGCGATAACTAATCAGTGAATAATCGTCAATACCCAACAACGAAACGGTTGCGCAGACGCCGTTGTGAAAACTGCTAGATAGGCATAAAAGATATTCGAGTTTGGTTAAAGATATTAAAGTCGTCCTTCACAGAAGACAAGGTAGCTTCTGGAAGGGTGCATACATATTACTTAAGGTTATCCAATCGGGTAGCCTTTTTATTTTGCACTGAAAAGGAGTACAGCATGTAGATGAGTAGCCAATGGTATCGCCGATTAGAAGATCAGATTATCGGCACAATTGATAAGAAGGAAAAGAAAGCTGATGAAGCACAAAATAAAAAGCGAGGTGGGTGATATGTAATGACCGAGAAGTGGGAAAACGCAGAACAAGATTATAACGCTGGTATGAAGTACAAAGACATAGCCGATAAGTATGGTGTAACAATCAATACGGTTAAGAGTTGGAAAAGGCGTTATGAGTGGGTGCGAAATAAGAGTGCACCGCCTCAAAAAAGTGTGCACACAAAAAGCAAAAAGGGTGCACCCGAAAATGAAGTGGAACAGGTCATTGATGGACTAGCTGATAGTGAATTGACTGATAAGCAAAAAGCTTTTGTTATCGAATATGTGAGACTATTCAATGCTACGCAAGCATATATCAATGTGTATGATGCGGACTATGACACGGCAATGGTTAACGGTTCTAAGATGCTAAGAAACGCTAAGGTTAAATCTCTGGTTCAAGAGATGAGACAAGCACGTTTACATGACCTAGGCGCTAATAAGGAAGATATTTTAGCAAACCTTATGAAGCAGGCGTTTTCAGACATTGGGGACTATTGGATCTGATTACATGACTAACCCAATCACGCAATTGAAGTGGATGAAGTCATACGTTAATGGACGTTATGGCGGTATTAAAAATGCTTATGCTTTCTGGAAAAACCATCATTGGTACGCTAATGGCGGCCGAACTAATGGTGTTGGCTTAGTCGGCGAAGTAGATGGCGAAGATGAATGGGTAATTAATCCAAATCGGCGTAGTGCCGATGAGACCATTCTAGGTTCAATTAAGGAGACTGCAGACAAGCAGCCTAATAGTTTTGCAGCTAAGTTAGCACAAGTCGTTAATACGGCTAAGAGTGGTTCACAATCTAATATGATTGCTCAAGTACCACATGGATCACATGCACAAAGTGTCAACCAATCAAATAGTGGCATTGATCTGAGTGGAGATGTTCACATGGTCGTGCAATTAGACAGTGGCGAAGTTGCTCGAGCTACTTATCCTAAGATTAAAATGTTACAAAATCAAGATATTCAATTGAAAGGTCAAATCACAGGTAATATGTATGGCTACTAAATTTCAAAGTGACATTTTAATTCAAAAGTTAGATGGAACTGTCTATGATTTAGGGGCAGAAGGTATTCGTGTTGTTACGTTTGACCCACCATCACCAGCCTATGCGCATACTTACGCACAGACGAGTGATTATGGGGCGTCTTTAACAGGCACACAGGTCACACAGACCACGATTCCTATAACGTTTGATGTATTTGCACACGATAATTTTGATTACGAATTACAAAGGCTCAAGGTACTAAAAATATTTAGTAGTGTGGAGCCTTTTTACGTGATTAGTTTACGAACGCCGTTTATGCGGTGGAAAGTAGTTGCTGATGCGTTCACTTACCCCCGATTAGGTAATTACTGGAAAGCTAAAAACGTGGCAATTAGCCTGGTTTGTTATGAGGGCTTTGCAGAAAGTATTGCCACAACACTACAAAAAGCCAAAGTGAATGGCGTTGACTATGATGCGAGCCTCGGTGTGCCATTTGATGATTATCAGTACGAATTTACAACGGCAAGTTTTAAAGTCTACAATCCGTCAGTCATTCCATTATTGGCGGATGAACGACCAGTCACCATCACGTTTAAAGGTAGCGCACCAAACGGACTGACAATTACGAATAAGACCACTAACCAATCCTTTACGTATAAAAAGGTGCTGACGGATAACGATAGTTTTCAATTAGTTGGGCTAGTTCCAATCGTTAATGGTATTCAACGGTTGGGTAATGATTACTCGAGTCGCAGTTTCCTAGACTTTGCACAGGGGTACAACGATATGGAAATTACTGGTGCGAGTGGTTTTACGATTTCATTTGAAACGAGGTTTTACTATTAATGGCAAATATAGTTTATGCACATACAGCTCATCTTGATGAAGTCCCAGCAGTTGTCACTGATTTGTCGATTACAGAGACACTGAATGAGTTTAGTACCTTGTCGTTTAGTTTTGTAGCTAATGACCGCAATAAGATAGCTGCAGAAGCTATGTTGCCACAAACAAGGGTGCTTGTGCCTGAAACTGGCCAATGGTTCCGCCTGAGCAACGTGAGCCCCACATCTACTGGTGACGTACGCACGTATCAAGTATCAGCTGTCCATGTTGGGACGGACTTACACGATAGGTACGTGGAAAATAAATTAACAAATACACAGGGTTTAGATCAGTGTATGAAATTAATTACTGAAGGCACTTTATTCAAGTATGTTATACATGATTCGTTTCCTAATTATTCGTTTAGTGATGGTTTTGGAGCAGATTATGCTGATTCATTGTTGATGAACACGTTGAAAGATGATTTTGGATTTGAATTTTATGTTGATAATTGGACCATTCATATTTATAAAATGCTTGGCCAGACAGATGGATTTATTTTCATTGACGGCTATAATGCCAGTAAAATTCAATGGACTGAAGATTACAGTAATATTCGGACCAAGATTAAAGGTCTGGGTAAGCAAAAGGATGATGGAACGTATGAAGCTACGGCCGAATACAACAGTCCAACTCAGACTATTTGGGGCATTAAACAAGCAGCAACCATTCAAGATGATCGCTTCACAGATAATAATTCATTATTAGCTTATATCAAATCAAAATTGCAAGATTATCCAATCGTCCAGTACACAATGGAACAAGCTGAGTTTGAGCATCATGCGAAACTATCAGAAATTAACAACGTTGCCATTGGTAATTCTGGTCTTATTAAGGATCGTCTGGGAGTGGATGTGGATGTACGCATTATTGGTATGACCATACATCCACAGGATGCGAAACAATCTGATACTGTGACGTTTGGTAATAAACTGTTTGATTATGCTCGTAACTACACTAATTTACAAAAAGCTCGTAAAAGCAATGAAACGTTGGGTAAAACTATTTCAAAGTTACAAATCAATATAGGAAACATTATAAATACTGATGCTAATCGAAAACTATGGAACATAGGAGAGGTGGAAGAATGACACTGAACGGAATAGATGTTTCAGGCTGGCAACCAGATATTGATTTGTCTAAAGTATCTGCTGATTTTGTCATTGTTAAAATGACACAGGGTGTAGATTATTTATCGCCTGTCAGAACAAGTCAGTATATTAGTGCTAAAAAAACTAAAAAGCTGTTAGGCGTTTATCACTATGCCGATGGTTCCGGAGCAGAGGCGGAGGCTAAATATTTTTTAAATAATGTTAAAGATTATGTTGGTGAAGCGGTATTAACTTTAGATTGGGAAGGTGAAGTTGTTACCAAAGGAGTTAGTTATGCTAAAACATGGCTAGATTATGTGTATAAGCAGACAAAAGTTAAGCCTCTAATCTACATGAGTAAATCAGTCACTAACGCTTACAATTGGTCTATTGTTTCTAAAGATTATGGATTGTGGTGTGCTCAGTATGCTTCTGAAGAATCAACTGGCTATCAAGAAGAGCCTTGGACAGATAACACGGTATTTGGTAGTTGGACGACACCAACAATTTATCAATATAGTTCACACGGTAATTTACCTGGCTACAACGGCAGCCTTGATTTAAATAAATTTTATGGGGGCAAAGATGATTGGGCAAAGTTAGCCAAAACTGGTGATATTGTGACAACCACCATTACACCTATTATTCAATACAGTGATGACAACGGTAACCGTGCGTATGCTTATACACATTGGCAGGCTGTTGCAGGGAAACCGGAATTAAATATTTTGGAAAGCCCTAACGGTACGAAATTTGAGTTGAGAGTAGATAACACGGGTAAATTAACCGCTGTTAAAAAGGAGTAGCTTATGTTCGACACAGAAAAATTGAATGATGTGGATGGTGCATTATACAAACTTCATAAAAGGTTGTATGAGCTATATATGATAAATTATCCACCAACTTCCGGTGGCCCTTTTGGAATTACTGTGGTTAATGAAAAAACCTATATTTATTTAATTGATACATTAGATCAATTAATAAAATGGCATAACTTGTTAGTGGATACTTTAACGTCATATCACATGAATCCATTTGGAAATATTAATGTTAAAAAAATTTACTATACAAATAAAGGTAGTGATTTGAACCTTTTGGTTGACGACTACAAAAAAACATTAATCGAATTGAATAGATCACTAGATACTTTTAATCAAATTATGGAATTAAACAAACTAATGAAGGAGTAAAATTATGGCAGAAAAACAAGGCCGATATACAGTAGTTGATACAACGTTAAATAAAACGGATTCTACAGTGGTGGAAGATTTGAGTGGTCGACAAGGTGATAACGGCCGCATTGTATACTTTGCAATGAAAGACAATGGATTGCCACATGACTTAACTAACCAAGATGTGACATTAAAAGCTCGCGATTCAGCTGATAAAATTAAGGTAATCAATGGTATTAATGAGATGATTTCAGCGACTGCTGGCTTATTTTCAATGTATATTCCAAATGAAATGTATGAAGCAGTGGGTGATATTAAAGAAGCCTTTTTAACAGTTACTGATAATAAAAATACAGTTGTTTCTACCATTCCGATTATGTTCACTGTGTTTGAAAATGGTATCGTCATTTCTACGCGTGCATCACAAGATTATATCGATTCAATTCAAAAAATTATTAATGAAGTCAAAGGTAAGTTAGATGGCTTTCAGTCAGCTTATGACAAGCTGAAGGCAACGATTAATGATTATGTGAATACAATCAATAGTAATGAAGTGGCGGTTAAGAATAAGACTAATGAATTCAAAGAAAATAATACGTTTGATAAAGACGTTATTGTAAAAGGAACTGTTGAAGGAAAGGTGACTGGGGATGTAACCGGTGATCTCCATGGTAAAGCAGATGATGCCAATAAATTTGGCGGCCACACGTACGCGGAAGCACTATCACATCCAGCCTTTAAAGTTGGAACGAAATTCTTTGCACATCGTGGGGCGCAAAAGATTGCGCCAGAAAATTCTTTGGTAGCCATGCGTAAAATTGCTAATCATTCTGGTATGGAAATTGACATTCATGTAACCAAAGACGGCCATTGGGTGGTTATGCATGATGGCAACATTGACCGTATGACCACTAAGTCTGGTGCCATTAGTTCATATAATTTTGCCGATTTGCGTAAGATACCAATTAGCAATGGAAGTAAGGCAGGACAATATGAAACTTCTGAGTTGGTTATTCCAACATTAGAAGAAGCTTTGACCATTGCAAAAGACAAGCGAATTATTCCAGTTATTGAAATTAAGAAAGATTCTACTGACAATTACACCGCTGCCAATTGGGATTCCCTGATTAAAATCATTAAGAAGTTCAATGTACAAAATGAAATGATGTTTATCTCATTTGATTATGGCTCACTACAAGAGGTAAAGAAACGTCTACCAGTAGTGGAAGTATCTTATCTGGTTAATAAGGTAACAAAACAGATTCTTGATGATGCCGTTGCTTTGGGTGTTAATTCAGGTGTCGATGTAAACATCGCAGGTCTAACTGCACAAAATGTTATTGACGCTCATAATCGCAATTTGAATGTTGGAGCATGGACGCCAAATGATGATTCGAAGCGAGAAAAATTGTTGTCATGGGGTGTCGATTCTATTACCACTAATAGTTTATCTGGGGAATTACGATACGAAGAATTACAGTTGGTTAATGGTTGGAAGAACCATCCTGCAGGAAATTTTAATGCTTATGTTACTGAAATTGCTCCTCAAAAAATTCAACTACATTTTCTAGTCTATGGTGGAACACGTACTAAGAATAAGGTCATTGCAAAATTGCCAAAGTGGGCAATGCCTCATTCAGCGGTTTGGGGTATTTCAGCTACTCGTATGACTAAAGGAACTGAATCAATCACTATCTCAACTTTTGATATTGATGGTAAAGGTGATTATCCAAATACAACAGTTAAGACTGGTCTTAATTGGGATAAAGGTGACAGCAATAATGATGGTGATTGGGTAAACGGTAGCCTGACCTATTACATTTAAGAAGGAGGACACATGTCAAAATTATTAAAACGGTTAAATGATAACCAAAATAAAGTTGCCGACACCAATGGCATCATGAAGTTACAGGCATGGGATTACGGTGTTGCCCAAGACTTAACCAATAAGCAAATTACAGCTACTGTTGCGAATGCCAGTGGCTTTTTATTTGACATCGATTTGGTAAGCAATGGCACTGAAATTGACTTGGACTTTAAGGACAGCCAATTGCAAAAGTTAACTCCTGATACGTATTTCCTTGAAATTAAAGTTACAGATAAAGATGGTGATGTCTCAGTATTTCCAACGGAAGGGTATGCCACATTCACTATCAATAAGAACTTACATGCCACAGAAGGTGCGTTAGTCCCGCAAATAACCTTTGACACTGTATTGGCAGATGTCAAAAAGGCAATGGACGACAAGGTGGCTGATTATACCAGCACGATTGCCAAAGGTGATAAAGGAGATACTGGTCCGCAAGGTCCACAAGGAATACAGGGTATCCAAGGTCCTAAGGGAGACAAGGGAGACGCTGGTGCTACAGGTCCACAAGGCTTTACTGGTAAAACAGGACCCCAAGGTCCAAAGGGTGATAAAGGAGACACTGGACCAAAGGGTGATAAGGGAGACACTGGTCCTGCTGGTAAAGATGGAGTTGTGGACTACAGCATGACCGTTAATACCACAGGGGACCAATCAGCAACAGGAACAAAAAGTTTTACTGATGTAAATGTCAGTCATATTTTGGAGGCAAACACACTTTACAAGCGCGTCCCTTCAGCAGGTGCTACCCCATTCCTTGAGATGAATGACACAAATAAAGGTACTAAACAAGCCATCGGGCATTACTACTCAGCATTTACTCATGGAAGTGGTGTCACTTTAGGTGCGGGTGGACTTACGATTGTTGGTGGTGGAGAGTCTGCAAAAGGACTTGGTGATGCCATCAATAATGGGTTAGCTGATACATCAGCCTCTGGTTTACCTATTTCCGACCACGGTAATGAGCATACAATTATCGCTTCAGATGGTTATATCTACTTCATGCCAGGTCAGCAAGCAGGTTACCCAACACTTGCCCCAGCGTTCCGCTTATCAAGTAGTGGATACCTTGATAAGTATACAGGTTCTGGTTGGACACCTTTAATTACTCCAACTTCTACCCTACTGGCACAAGATAGTCAAGTGGTTCACAATACAGGTAATGAAACCGTTGCGGGTAACAAGACGTTTTCTGGTAATACCACGATTGGTGGTACCTTGATGAACGATTCTGGTTGGAAAAATATGTCTCTTGCCAGTGGTGTGAAAGCAACTGTTGCTCGTTACCGCTTACTGAATGGTGTTGTTTACATTCAAGTGCTGGATGTTACTGCCGATGTTGGTAAAGTATTCGCAACGTTGCCTGCTGGTTATAGACCTCAACACTGGATTTGGGAGTCTTGGTTTGCAGCCAATAAATCAGGAAACTTTTTAATTGGCAACAATGGTGAAGTATCACGTGCCTCATCAACCACATCAGGCACTGACTCAGGTACAAAGGCTTCATTTGAAGTTTCTTATCCAATTGATTAAAGGAGGACGCAATGAACATTACAACATCAATCACAAATACCAGTCTTAAAAACTCAGATAAAGGGCTAGTCATCGAGTTTATCGACTTGGTGGTTAATTTTGTCGAACCAGATAATTATTTTGGTGGACAAATTCGATTAACTGCAGAAGAGGACGGTATCTCATTTCAAACAACCACTGAAGACTTACAAGATTTGGCAATCGTTAAAGCAAAGAAGTTAATTGCTAGGGCACAGGTGGTTGTGCCAGAACCAGAGCCAGAATATGTGCCAGATGACCCTGAACCTGTACAATCAGAAGCAACATCTGAAGCACCTGTTGCAGATACACCAACGTCAGAAGATCCTCAATCAGAAGCTGATTAAGGTGTGTGCCAATGAAAGGATTTATGCCCCATGATTTAGTAGGCTGGTTGACGACACTTGGTAGCATATCTGGTGCCGTGTGGGTGGTTATCAAGTTCACATTTGTTAAGTCGTTCAACCAATTAAATGACACCATCAAAGAGCTTCAAAACACGATTGGCTCCGTTGACCAGCGCCTCGATGATTTAGATAAGCGGACGTTACGTTTGGAGGATTGGCGAGAATACCACTCCAAAAAAGACGATAAGTAAGGAGACGTCATGTTACAAAAAATAAATAACGCACTTAAGAACCCAGACGGTAGTTACTCACGAAAAGTAATTGCAGGTCTGGTTTCTTTATTAATCGTACTTGTTCAACAAGTATTTTCAGTGTTTGGTATCAAGTTTACTGGCGATTGGAACGCCATTGTTGCTGTGGTTAATACCGTGTTGACCATCTTGGGTGCATTAGGTGTACTGTCTGGTGGTGGTGTGGTTGAAGCACCAACAACTGTTAAGTTAGAAGATCCAGTCAAAGTCACTCAAGTACCCGATACGACTGAACAATTAAAATAAGGGAGATGTTATGAATAAATTAAAGCAAGCACTTGTTCTGGCAGGTGCTTTTTTAGCGTTCGCAGGTGTTGGTCAATTAACTGTCCATGCTGATACACCTCGTGTGGACATGGTGGACGTGTCTAACCACAACGGACAAATGACAGCGCCAGAGTTTGTGTATATGCGAAATAACTATGGTATGAAAGCTGTGGCGACCAAGATTTCAGAAGGAACAACCTTTCATGATTACACCGCACCAGGTAACATTGCTTCTGCAAAACGAGCTGGCTTGTACATCAATGGGTATCATTTCCTGTCATCAACGACAGTTGCTGGGGCGATTGCTGAAGCTGATTATGCGGTTCGAATGGCAAAGGCTGATGGATTACCTGTTGGTGCTGTCTTGGCTGTGGATATTGAGAACTCATACCAATTGTTAATGGGTTCACGTATGCAACCAGTTGCGACAGCGTTTGAGAATCGTGTCCGTGCTTATGGTTACCGCTCAACGACTTACACTGGTGGTTACTCATCAAGTGTCAGCCCTGCTGGTGAGAAAGCATGGTTAGCACAATATCCATACGTGCCAACATCAGCCATGAAGCATTACTCAACTGAACACGCATGGCAATGGACGTCTAATCAACGTTTCGCCAGTTCATTAGGGCGTTTTGATGCTTCAATTCTGTACGACAATTTCTTCACGGCAGGTACTGATAAGGATGTTGTTGTGCCAAACGTGACACCATCTAAGCCAGTAGTGAATAAGGACACATCAGCTATCAAAAAATTTAAGAACGCTGGTAATCGCTTCACGGCTTACAAGTCATTCCGTGTTGACAAGATCGCTTATGCAAATGGCATGTGGCAAGCTATCAACTATGACCTGGCAGGTGGCAAGGATGCTAACTGGACGGCTAATGGTATTCCGCTAGCAATGTTGGATAATGTGACTCGTGGTAACTATGCAGCAACTCGCGTAGGTGATCAGGTTAAGTTCATGCGTGGTTACAACTACGGAACGATTGATCAATACGATAACAACTCAAATGGTGCTGGTATTGTTGAAGGACGATATGGCAACGTTTGGTACAATGCCAATTCATTATTAGCTAAATAA